AGGAGGATCGCCCCGGCCAGGGCCATCTAGTATCGTCGACGGAAGGACCTCGGAACCAGATCTCCAGAGGCCCGTCCGGCACCATAGCTTGACAGGCGTTGCTACTCGCCCCCTCCGTCGGTAACGCGGACGGAGGCACGCGAAACCGGAAGGCGCCATCCCAGACCCCGCGACGGGTGAATAGCGGGGGCCAGCGGAAGCGTCCCAGCCCAACTTCCGCCGGTGTGGAGGCCCGGATCCAGGACGAGGATCCGGGCCTCATTGATGTCTGCGGGCGAACGTCCGTTTAGTCGGCTTGCGTGCATCGTCCATCCTGCTACAGTGGTCACATGGAAAACACCGAAACCCCGCACCCGACGCCAACCCAAGACCCGCGCGGGCCCTACCGCACCGTCATCGCGGTCGAGTCGACCCCGGAGGCAAAGGAGTGCGACCACGTCGCGTGCCTGACGCGCCACTTCACGGCTCCCCGCATCGGTGAGCAGGTCCGCTGCTTCCACTGCGGACCGTGGGGAGCCGCGTCATGAGGGACACGACCTACGACGCACGTCTCGTCGAGACCCACCTCACCTGTCTCGACGAGACGTGCGACACCTACTGCGCGGACGACCGCTGCACGGGACTCGAGGTCTCCGAGCGCGACGAGGGCGGCACGCCGCTGGCCGTCATCCGCATCGGCTTCGACTGCGGGTACGTCGGTCCGCTCGGACCGACCTACTCGTCGGGCGGCGAGCCCGGCTACGCCAGCCGCGACTACTGCCCGGAGTGCGGGTCGCAGGAGATCGAGGCGCTGTGAGCCGCTCGCACGTCATCAGGATCCTGCTCGTGCTGCTCGTCATCGTGCTCAGCGCCGACGTCGTGGCCGCCGCGCACGCCGCGCCACGGAAGCCCCACTGTAGGCGCGGACACGTTCTGCGCCACGAGAAGCGCCACGGACGCAAGGTGTGGGTCTGCATCAAGAAGCCGAAGCCGAAGCCGAAGCCGAAGCCGAAGCCAGCCAAGAAGGTCACGGCGCCCGCGCCTGCACCCGCGCCTGCGCCCTCCCCGACGCCTGCGCCTGCGCCGGTCGTGCCGCCCGCGGCTCCCACGCCCACGTACACGCTGGAGTGGAGCGACGACTTCACCGGGCCGGCCGGGTCGCGCGCCGACTCCGCCTGGACCTACGACGTCGGCCCGTCGTGCAACGATCCCGGCTGCTCGCAGTCCACGTCGGACACGGCGAACGCCCACCTCGACGGCGAGGGGCACCTGGCGATCGTCGCCACGTCCGGCGCCGGCGGATACTCGTCCGCCCAGCTCTCGACCGTGGCGCAGTACCAGTACGGCGAGATCGAGGCCTCGATCCAGATGCCGCCCGGTCAGGGGCTCTGGGGCGGGTTCTGGCTCTACCAGGAGGCCGAGCAGAACGCCGGCCAGTGCGTCGAGTGCGGCGAGATCGACGTCGTCGAGACGCCCGCGTTCGGGCCGCTGCCGACCGATGCCTACTACACGCTGCACGGGACGACCCAGGATCCGAACGACTCCCAGGAGTGGGAGAGCGAGTCGGCCGTGCCGGGGATCACCACGGGCTTCCACACCTACGGCGTGATCTGGACGCCGACCTCGATCACGTGGACCGTCGACGGGAACGACGTCGGAGAGGTGACGTCGAGCATGATCCCGGCCGGTGACACGTGGAACCCCTCGCTCGGATCGTACGAGATCCTCCTCGACCTCACGGTCGGAGGCTGGGCCGGCAACCCGACGCCACAGACCCAGTTCCCCGCCACGATGCTGGTCGACTGGGTGCGCGTCTACGGCGCCTCGTAGGCCCGGCCTAAAGCCGTGGTGTATACTGACTGAAGCGCGAGCCTCGCGGCCACGGTCCCTCTTCTCCTCCTGTGGCCGGTTGCTCGCGCTCCAACTTCGACCTGGAGGGACCGTTGGATCTGAACCCGAAAGACGCCGCAGCCCTGACCGAGGGGCGCGCGCCTCTCGACCTGCTGGAGCTCGCAGCAGATGAGCAGATCTCCCGGGCCCTCGCCACGGGACGTGATAAGTACGGTCGCCGGAACTTCGTCGTCGCTCCCGTGCGCGCGTCCGTGTACGGCGCGGCGATCAGGCGCCACATCGGCGCCTGGCTCAAGGGCGAGGAGTGCGCGCCCGACACCGGGCTGAACCACCTCGCCCACATCGGCGCCAACGTCCACGTGCTGCTCGCGGCGATCGACGCCGGGACCTTCATCGACGATCTGACGCCGACCGTGATCGAGCCGACCAAGGCCCAGGACGCCGAGCGGGAGGAGACCGACTCGGCGCTGCGCCGCGTGGCCGTGCTGGCCGCTCCGGCCGCCGACCTGGGCGCGGACGAGCCGTACGTCGGCGACTGACGTGGAGATCGGAGACCGCGTCCGCATCATCGGGCGCGACCACCCCTGGCGCCGCAAGGTCGGGGCGATCGTTGGCTACGACGACTTCGGCTACCGCGTGAGCCTCGACAACGACGCCGAGATCGGCTGCGCGATCGAGTGCTACGCCCAGCGCACCGAGCTCTGCTACGTCGGCTCACGGAGAACCGCCGGACTGTGACCCAACTCGCGGACGACTGCCAACTCCACCTGATCGAGAGCATCGACGACCTCCTCGACATGCGGTCGTGGCTGGGCGAACGACGCGAGTGGCTGGGCTGTGACGTGGAGACCGAGGGCCTGAACCTGGGGCGGGACCGAATCCGGCTCTGGCAGTTCGGTGACCTCCGCCACGGCTGGGCGGCGTCGTGGGACGGGTGGAGCGGCGCGCTGCGCGACCTGCTCCCCGCGTATGACGGCCGCGTGGTCTTCCACAACTCACCGTTCGACCTCGGTATGCTGGCGCGCGAGGGCATACGCCCACGCCGGGAGCAGACGCACGACACGATGATCATGGCGCACCTGCTGGAACCCCGCTACGGGATCGGGCTGAAGGCGATGGCGCGCCGGCGCGTCGACACGCGCGCGTCGGCCGGTGAGGAGGCGCTCAAGCAGGTCTACGCCGACAACGGCTGGGACTGGAAGACGATCCCGATCGAGCACCCGGCCTACTGGTCGTACAGCGCCATGGACACCTGCATCACGGCCGCGCTGGCCGAGACGATCTGGGACGAGGTCCAGCCGTACCGGCGCGTCTACGACGTGGAGATGGCCTGCATCCACGTGCTGACGGACTCGCGGCTGCGCGGGATGGAGATCGACGTCCCGTACTGCGACCGCAAGCTGGCCGAGTACGAGGTCGAGTTGGAACACCTGAAGGCCGTGATCCGGGACGGGGCCGACATCGACCCCGGCAAGGACGCCCAGCTCCAGGCCTACCTGCGCGTCCTCTGGGACCGCGCCGGCGGACGCGGATCGTTCGACTCGGGCTGGCCGCGGCGCAAGAACCCGGACGGCACCGAGGGGACGCTGACGTTCGACGACAAGGCGCTAGACTGGTACGCCAGGACCTACCCGGACGACTCGACGATCATCAAGCCCCTGCGAGACTGGCGGAAGCTGACGCGGCTCTGCACGCACTACCTGCGGCCGCTGCTCCGGGAGAACGTGGACGGGATCGTCCGCTGCAACATCAAGCCGGTCGGCGCGCGCCACGGCCGCATGTCGATCACCGAGCCCGCGCTCCAGACGCTCCCGCGCGGTCGGGAGATCCGGGACGCCTTCCGTGCGCGCGAGGGCCACAAGCTGATCCTCACGGACTACATGACCATGGAGCAGCGCGTCCTGGCGTCATACGCGAAGTGCTGGCCGATGGTCGCCGCGTTCGCGCGGGGGGAGGACCTGCATCGCTGGACGGCGTCGCTGGCCTACGACGTGCCGATGGAGCAGGTGACTCCGAAGCAGCGAGCGATCGCCAAGAACGTCGCCTACGCCAACCTGTACGGCGCTGGCCCGGACAAGATGGCCACCCACGCTGGGGTGCCGGTCCACGTCGTCGACGCCTTCCTCGAGAAGTACCACGCGATGTTCCCGGAGATCAGCACGTTCCAGGCCGCCTGCATCAACACCGTCCGTGAGCGCCAGCGCAATGAGGACGTCGGCTACATCTACACGGTCCTCGGCCGGCGGCTGCCGGTCGACAAGGACAAGGTCGCCACGACGTCGGTCAACTACCTGTGCTCCTCGAGCGCCACGGCCGACGTCCTGAAGCTCAAGATCGTACAGGTCGCAGACGCGCTGGAGGCGGCCGGGCTCACGCACGCCGACGCCCAGGTCCTGCTGCCCGTCCACGACGAGATCATCTGCGAGGCGCGCGACGAGGTCGTGGAGTTCGCGGCCAAGATCATCGAGGAGACCATGACGGAGCTCACGCTGTTCGACTGCCCGCTGAACGTGGAGCAGGACATCGTGGCGCTCTGGGGCGAGCACTACGCGCCGGATGATCCTGCGCAGCGCGGCCACTGGGCCGCCGGATTCGGGTGGGTCGGGGCCGGTGAGACCGAGCTCAACCTGGCCAGTCTCGGGTCCAGATCTTCCCAAGAATCGCAACCTGGATCTGGATCGTGAGAGTTACCACCCAGGCACCCCTAGATCGCGCTATGCGGACGTCAAAAGTGAGCTTTTGATGTACGATGCACGCTCCCACGGTGGACCGCCCGTGGCGGATCCTGCCATCTATACGGGTGGGAAACGCCCGGGTAAGCGCTCCAAGGCGCCGTCTAGACGCGTCGACGTGCTGACGGTGGAGGAGGTCCAGGCCGTCCTCAAGACCTGCAATCTCAGGTACCCGACTGGCGTCCGAGATCGGGCGCTGCTCGGCCTGATGTACCGGGCGGCGCTGCGCGTCTCCGAGGCGCTCGACCTCGCACCGGGAGACGTCGACCACGACCGGAAGCTGATCCGCGTGATGCACGGAAAGGGCGACAAAGCCCGCGTCGTCGTGACGACCGACGACTCCCTCGCGCTGCTCGACGCCTGGCTGCGCGTCAGGCCCGACTACGCGCGACCCGGGAGCCCGCTGTTCTGCACGCTCAAGGGCGGGCGGATGGACCGGAACGCGGTCGGTCGGATGCTCAAGCGGCGTGCTGAGCGCGCGGGGATCACGAAGCGGGTCCACCCGCACGGCCTGCGCCACACGGCCGCGGCCGAGTGGGCGGTCGAGGGCGTACCGCTGCCGGTCATCCAGGCCCAGCTCGGCCACTCGAACATCGCGACCACGTCGCGCTACATCTCCCACCTGACGGGCCAGGATCAGGCGAACGCGCTGGCTGGCCGTGGCGGTGAGCTGGCGTGACCCTCGACGAGGCGCGCGAGCGCGTGCGGGATGCGAAGCGAGAGCTCACCGCGGCCCAGCGAGAGTTCCGACGGCTCGGCGGGCGTTCCCGCAGGCGTCCGGCGCCGGCCGCCCCCTCGCCGGAGTGGGACCGCGCCGCGATCGAGCGCCGCATCCGCCGCGAGCGCGCGCACGACCTCAGCCTGAAAGCCATCGCCGACGGGCTCAACGAGGATGGCGTCCCGACGCCACGTGGTAGACTGTGGTATGCGGCCTCCGTGGCCAACATCCTGAACCGAGAGGAACGCCTGTGACGGAAGCGATCCGCTGGGAGGGCGCCGAGGCGCTGCGCCAGCATCTGGTCCCGATCGATTCGCTCAAGCCGGACCCCGAGAACCACCGCTTCAACCTCGCCACGCCCCAGGGCCGGGGCGCCAAGACCAAGCACCTCAAGCGCCTGCAGGAGTCGCTCCTGCGCTGGGGCCAGGTGCGCGCCGTGCTCACGGACGCCGACGACGTGCTGGTCGCCGGGCACCACGTCACGGAGGCCGCCCGCCTGATCGGCTGGACCCACGTCGCAGCGATCATCGCCGAGTTCGCCACCGAGGAGGACCGGCACGACTACAACATCGCGGACAACGTCCTGGCCACCCGCGGCTGGGAGAGCGCGACGGACCAGGTGACGCTGTTCGAGGGGATCAGCAGCTTCGAGGGCACCGGCCTCAGCCTCGACGAGGTCGAGGCGATGAAGGCGCTCGGCACGCAGAACACCGAGCAGGCGCCGATCGACGAGCTCCAGGCCCACCCCGAGAACTACCGTCAGCACCCGCGAGAGCAGCTGGAGCACCTGACGGCGAGCCTGAAGGAGCACGGCATCTACCGCAACGTCGTGGTCGCCAATGACGGCACGATCCTCGCCGGCCACGGGCTGGTCGAGGCGGCGCGCGAGATGGGCGTCAAGGTGGTCCCGGTCACCAGGCTCAAGTGCGGTCCGAACGACCCGGAGGCGCTGCGCGTCATGGCCGGTGACAACGAGCTGGCGAAGCTCGGCGCGGTGGACGATCGCCTGCTGACCGACATGCTCCGTGAGGTCAGAGGGGACGGCGGGGCCGAGGCGCTGCTCGGGACGGGCTTCGACCCGCAGACCCTGGCCGCGCTCGTGATGACGACCCGGCCCGAGGCCGAGATCGAGCATCACGACGCCGCGTCGGAGTGGATCGGGATGCCGGCCTACCAGGAGCCGGAGAACCGCATCAAGCTCATCCTCACCTTCCAGAGTCTCGAGGAGCGCCAGCGCATCCTCGACCTGCTGGAGATCGAGCACGTCTCCAACCAGCGTTGGACGATGACGGCCTGGTGGCCCGACCGCGGTGAGCGGCAGGACCTCAAGAGCCTGCTGTTCGCGGACGAGCAGGATCCCGGCCAGATGGACGTCGAGGAGTGCATCGCGGAGGCCGAGGCGGACGGGCTCGCGTTCCCGGACCTCCCGGCCGACCACCCGGCGAACCTGGACGCGCGCGCATGAGCAAGACCCTCCCGCGTTACCCGGTCTACCTCCCGTCGAAGGGACGCTTCCTGCCCGAGCGCGCGCTGACCGTGCGCACGCTCAACCGCGACGGCGTCCCGTTCAGGGTCGTCGTCGAGCCGAAGGAGGCGGAGGACTACGCCCGCCTGGTCGGGGACGAGCGCGTGCTGGTGCTGCCGAAGGACGACAACGGCTCCTCGACCCCCGCGCGCAACTTCATCATGGAACACTCGATCGCGGAGGGGCACGAGCGCCACTGGTGCCTCGACGACAACATGAACGAGTTCCGGCGCCGCGTCAACACGGACCGCATCCCGTGCGAGGCCGGGATCGCGCTCAGCGTCTGCGAGGACTTCTCGGATCGTTACACAAATGTGGCGATCAGCGGACCGAGTTACATGAGCCTCGTCTTCCCGGGCGTCAAGCCGCCCTACTTCCTCAACTCTCACGTCTATTCCTGTATGCTGCTCAACAACGCGATGCCGTTCCGCTGGCGGCTGCCGTACAACGAAGACACGGATCTGTGTCTGCAGGCGCTCGCGTCGGGAGAGTGGGTGACGATCCTGTTCAACGCCTTCATGGTCAACAAGATTCGGACCATGACCATGAAGGGCGGTAACACGGACGACCTGTACGCCGCGGACGGGCGCCTCAAGATGGCGCGCATCCTCGAGCGGACGTGGCCCGGCGTCGTTACAGTAAGTCGGCGCTATGGCCGACCGCAGCACGTCGTCAACTGGAAGAAGTTCGAGACGCCGCTGGTGCGGCGCACGGACATCGATTGGGACAACATGCCGGCCGTGGATGAGCGCGGCATGAAGCTGACGTCCGTGCGCGAGGTCAAGAGCCCCGTGCTCAAGCAGTACCTCGCGGACGGCGGATTGCCGCCGCAGACCGAGGAGGCCTGATGCCCCCATCGATGACCACGACGACCCAGGCGGTGCTGGATGAGGTGTTCAACGAGCGCTATCGACAGGTCGCGCTCTGGGGTGAGCAGGACCACGAGCCGTCGATGTGGTACGCCATCCTCGGAGAGGAGTTCGGCGAGGTTGGCAAGGAGATCGCCGAGGGCCGCCTCGACCCGTTCGACGGAGACCGTTACCGGACCGAGCTGATCCAGGTCGCGGCCGTCGCGGTCGCGGCCGTCGAGGCTTATGACCGAGCCTGAGACGGAGATCGTCTACACCATCCAGACGGTCCCGATGCGCTGGCCCTGGCGCGTGCGCGCCCGGCTGCGAGGCGGCTACTACCGCGACCAGCTCTACTTCTGGCGTCGGTCGTGGGCGATCGAGCCGCGTCCCTGGCGCGTGCGCCGTCGGCGCCAGCTGCGCGCCGCGATGCGCGTCCTGTTCAGGGATGTCGAGCGCGCGATCGACTCGTACCTGCTGTTCGGAGAGCTACCGTGAGGGTGCTCGCGGTGGATCCGGGGGGCACGACCGGGCTCGCCATGTGGGAGGACGGAACCTTCCGGGCGTGGCATGAGCCGCGTCTCGACGCCATGCGCACCGTCGACATCCTCTGTGGCGGTCGGCTCGACCTCATGGTCTTCGAGTCGTTCCATCTCAGCCAGCAGACGCTCAAGAAGTCTGAGCGGGACGCCCTCGACGTGATCGAGTTCATCGGCGTCGGCCGGTTCCTGGCAGGCGAGTACCACGTCGCCTTCGAGACCCAGAGCCCGTCCGAGGCCAAGGCCTTCACAACCGACGCGAAGCTCAAGGCGCTCGGCTGGTGGACGAAGGGGCTGGACCACCCGCGTGACGCGACGCGCCACCTCGTCCTGGCCCTCGCGAAGCGACGCCTGCTCGACCTGTCGCTGCTGGCCAGGGCGGGTGATGTAGAATAGACGTTGTGCTCATCGAACGGGAGGCGGACGAGATCTGGATCACGTCCGGTTACCACCAACGCGAGGTCGTGAAGCGGATCCCGGGCGTCAAGTGGGATCGCGACCGTGAGCAGTGGCACGTCCCGCTCTCGTGGGCCGCGTGCGTCCAGTCTCGCGGCGTCTTCGGTGACCAACTGGAGATCGGACCCGAGCTGATCGCCTGGGCCGAGACCGAGATCGCGACCCGCATCGGGCCGTGCATCGACTTGCGTGACGCCGAGGACGCCGAGCTCTCGATCACGCTGCCTGAGGGACTTGGCCTCGAGCCTCGCCAGCGGGCCGGCGTGGCGTTCATGGCCACGGCCGGGAGCGCGCTGCTCGGGGACGAGATGGGCGCCGGAAAGACCGTGCAGCTGATCTGCGCCCTCGAGCAGATCGGAGAGGCCGCCTACCCGGCGCTGGTCGTCTGCCCGAACTCGATGGTCGGGACCTGGGCGGCCGAGTTCGGACGGTGGGCTCCCGCGCGCGAGGTCGTCGTGGTCCGCGGCAGCGCCAAGAAGCGCGCCGGCCTCATCACCGTCGGGGCGGACACGGGCGCCGCTGTCTACGTCATCAACTACGAGGCGCTCCGCGCGCACTCGCGGCTGGCCGGCTACGGGTTCATCAAGCTGACCGACAAGGAGAAGGCCCCGAAGGAGCTCAACGCCATCCCGTTCGGGACCGTGATCGCCGACGAGGCGCACCGGGCCAAGAGCCCGAAGACCCAACAGACGCGCGCGCTCTGGGCGGTCGGCCGCCAGGCCACCCACCGCTTCGCCGCGACCGGGACGCCCCTCGCCAACACGCCGGAGGACCTCTGGTCAGTGATGCACTTCGTCGATCCGCGCGAGTGGCCCGGCAAGACCCAGTTCGTCGACCGGTACGGGCTCCTCGGCTACAACTACTTCGGGGGCATGAACGTCGTCGGAATCAAGGGCGAGACCCGGGACGAGCTGTTCAAGATCCTGGACCCGCGCTTCATCCGCCGCCCTACCCAGATTGTCATCCCCGACCTGCTCGGGAAGCTCCCGCCGCAGCTCCGCGAGATCGACCTGCTGCCGAAGCAGGCGAAGGCCTACGAACAGATGCGCAAGGAGCTGCTGGCTGAGCTGGACGGTGGCGTCCTCATGGCGACGAACCCGCTCACGCGGATGGTCCGACTGCTCCAGCTCTGCTCCGCCTACGGCGAGGTGGACGCCGAGGGGAACATGACGCTGGCCGAGCCCTCGAGCAAGCTCGACGCCCTCGACGAGGTGCTCGACGAGCTGTTCGCATCTGGGGAGCAGGCCGTCGTGTTCGCCGAGAGCCGGCAGCTGATCAATCTCGCCTCCGCGCGCCTGAGCGCGCGCGAGGTCTCGCACGGTCTCATCACCGGCAGCGTCGACACGGCGCAGCGTGACCGCAACGTCGCCGCGTTCCAGGCCGGAGAGATCCCGCTCATCATGGCGACGACGTCCGCCGGCGGTGAGGGCCTCACGCTGACGGCCGCCCGCCACGTGGTGTTCCTACAGCGGTCGTTCAGCCTCATCAGGGACCGGCAGGCGGAGGCGCGCGTGTGGCGCAGGGGGCAGGACAGGCCGGTCCAGCGCATCGACATCGAGGCCCGTGACACGATCGAGTCGAACGTCCGCACGACGCTGTCAACCAAGGGAGACATCCTCGAAGAGGTGGCCCGCGACCAGGAGACGATCCGGAAATGGCTGATGAAGATCTGACCGAGGCGGCGATCCGCGAGGCCGCGCTGCGTTGGCCCGGAGCCGACGAGCTCGAGGTGGACTACGTGCGCGACGACGGAGATCAGGAGGTCTGGGACGTCTACCTGACGTTCAACGTGGTCGAGCAGGTCAGGATTCCGAAGTGATCCTCGAGGCCGCCTACACGCCTGAGGTCACGGACGACGAGCGGCTTCCGGTCGAGCCGCTGATGGCGTTCCTCGGCTACTGGCAGAACCGCCACCCGGGTGACTCCGTGCGGGCGCTCTGCGCGCGCGCGGGGCATCACATCCGAGATCTGGATCGCGCGTGCGACGTCGGCCGGGTCAGCATCAGGTTCGTCGACGCGCTGCTGGTCGCCGCCGAGGAGCCGCCGGACGTCCTGCGGGAGCTGTACCCCGTGACCATCAAGACAGGTGGTGTATGATGACGGAAGTGACGAAGCCCCTCTTCGGGGTGGACATCGACGGAGTCATCTACGACTTCATCGGGGCGGCCTGTTCGGTGCTCCGGCAGATGGGCCACACCGTCCACTATGAAGACGTGACCCACTGGCACGCGCTCAACGAGCTGGTAGGCGACCGCGCCATGGACCGCCTCTGGTCCACGAAGGCCCTGCGCCGCGAGCTGTTCCGGGGCGGGCCTGCGCACCTCGACGCCGTCAAGGCGGTCCGGCGTCTCGAGCAGGTCGTGGACCTGTGCTTCATCACCCACCGCCCGCTCGACTGCGCCGACGTCACGATGGCGTGGCTGGCCGAGCAGAAGCTTCACCCGCGCGCGCTGCACTTCGCGAGCGGGATGGACAAGGGAGCCGTCGCGGCGTGCATCGGATACGTCGACGATCGCACCGACAACGCGCACCAGATCGCGACGGCGCCTCACGCGCCCAAGGTCTTCGTGCCCGCGCGTCCGTGGAACACGGACGTCGACCTCGAACTGGCAGAGCTCTTCACGGACTGGAAGGTGGTGGAAACGTGGGTACGACAGGCGACATCCTGACCGAGGCGCACGGGCTGGTCCGAGGCGAACGCCTCGAGCACTACGGCCCGCCGACGGAGAACTTCCGGCGCATCGCAGACCTCTGGACGGCCTACCTCGGGCCGTCGCTCAACGCCCCGCTCAACGAGCAGGACGTCTGCGCGATGATGATCTTCGTCAAGCAGGCCCGGATCAAGACCGGTGGCGGCTACCACCGCGACTCGGCCGTTGACACGGCCGGCTACGCCGCGCTCCAGGAGATCCTGCACGCCGCGACGCACGGTGAGAGCGCCGACGCGTGGATCCGAGGAGCGCTCTCCGAGGAGCCGACCGGCGTCCACGTCGCGGTCCCGGACGAGGTCTTGCCAGAGATTCAGTACCGGTCGAGCGCCGGCGAGCCGCCGACGAGACGAGATCCGGACTCCGACGGCATCCCGGGGCACGGCGGCGGGCTTTGATCGAGAACCTCGCCTTCGGCATCGGGTCGATCTGCTTCACGCTGGCGCTGGTCCCGGCCGTCCTGAAGCGCCAGCCGCCACCGCTGTTCAGCTGCGCGCTGACCGGGTTCTGGCTCTGGGTCTTCTGCGCCTGCTACGTCGGCCTCGGGTTCGCGTTCAGCGCGATCACCGGGGCCTGCACGGCCGTGATGTGGACGATCTTGGGCTTCCAGGCGTGGCGGCTGAGACGCGCCCCGGAGCCCACCAACCGCCTGGCCGGCATGAGCATCACCGGCACCGGGATCCCGGCGGGGGCGCGCATCTGTTCCTGCGATCCGGGGTGCGACTGCCGTGGGTGAGATCCGCCGCCTGACCAACTCCGAGATGAAGCTCTGGCGGCGCTGCAAGCGCCAGTGGTGGCTGTCACACCACCGGGGTCTCGTCTCGCGCCGCGTCGAGTTCAACAGGCCGCTGTCGATCGGCACGCGCGTCCACGACGCGCTGGCGGCCTACTACGACCCGTTCGCGCGCATCGACCCGCTCCAGCACATGGCCGACACGGTCTCGCTCGACGTCGCGACGTACCCCGCCTACGAGGCCGACATCCGCAAGGAGGCCAAGCTCTGCGAGATCATGCTCGAGGGCTACCTGCAGTGGTGCGAGGAGACCGGGGCCGACGTCGGCATGGAGCTGATCAGCGCCGAGGGCGCCGACGAGTATCCGCTGCCGCTCCCGGACGGAGCCCCCTGGGCGGACCTCCGACTGCTGACCAAGATCGACGCGCAGGTCCGCACGCCGGACGAGCTACGCCTCGCCCTCGAGCACAAGACGGTCGGGAGCCTCACGATCGCATTGCCGACCCTGCAGATGGATACGCAATGCCTCACCGAGCACCTGGTCATCCACCTCAAGCTGAACGCCGAGGGGCGCGAGGACGAGCGCGCCGACGGCGTGCTCTACAACATGCTCCGCAAGGTGAAGCGGACGGCCGCCGCCAAGCCGCCGTTCTACGATCGCAAGCCGGTGCGCCACAACGTCTCCGAGCTGCGCAACCACTGGTTCCACGTGACGGCGATCGCGGCCGAGATCGCCGACGCCGAGAACCGCCTGGCCGCCGGTGAGTCCCACCACACGGTCTGCCCACCGAACCCGACGAAGGACGACTCGTGGCAGAACCCCTTCTTCAACATCTTCCCGCTGTTCGATGACGGGTCGGACGTCGAGTCGGCCATCGAAGAGCTGTACGTCGTCCGCGACCCGCTGGAACGGTACGCGGACCTGCTGAACGATCCGGAGGACTGATGCCCTACGACAAGCCCGCCACGCTGACGATGCTGATCCACGGTGACGCCGGCGTCGGCAAGTCGTGGCTCCTCGGCAGCGCGCCGACGCCGCTGCTGATCCTCGACGCCGAGGGACGCGCGCGCTACCTGCCGGGCGGTCCGAAGGTGTTCTGGGACCCCGCCACGCAGAGCCCTCCCGTCGACGACGGGACGTGGACCATGTGCATCGTGACGGTGACCAAGTTCGCCCAGCTGGAGCAGGTGCGCCAGTGGCTCCAGAGCGGTCAGCACCCGTTCAAGAGCGTTGGCGTCGACTCGCTGACCGAGATCCAGAAGCGATTCATGGACGACGCCTTTGGCTCCAAGCAATTGGAGACCCAGGACTGGGGCGCCGTGCTGCGCGAGCTGGAGCACATCGTCCGAGACTTCCGTGACCTGACGCTGAGCAACGGCAATTCGGTCGAGTGCGTGGCGTTCAGCGTGGGGTCGCGCCTCAACTCCGGCGGCAAGATCGCGCCGCTGCTCCAGGGCGCCCTGAAGGACACGCTGCCCTACTTCCTGGACGCCTGCGGCTACCTGTACAACGTGATGGACGCCGAGGGGCGTCTGCAGCGCAACCTGTTGGTCGAACCGCGCCCGAACGTGATCGCCAAGGACGGGACGAACCGTCTGGGCGGACCCGTGCTCACGAACCCGGACCTGCGGTCCATGTTCGAGGGGCTCCTGAGCGGGGTTGTAAACTAGGTGATGGCGAACACCATCACACGTGACGAAAGGAACAGATGACCTCAGTCAATCTCGAGGAGCTCTTCGCCGACTACCAGAAGAACTCCGAGATCACCGTGCTCGACCCGGCGACGTATGACCTCGAGGTCATCAGCGCGAAGGTCGCCAACAAGGAAGGCGGGAAGGGCCCCCGCATCAACCCGACGTTCCGGGTCCACAGCGGTCCTCTGGCCGGCAAGCGTGTGCTCGCGGGCGGGTACTCCCTGACCGAGGCCTCGGCCGGGATCTTCTTCCAGCAGATGAAGAGCTACGGCTTCGGCGAGGACTTCTGGAAGTCGTTCAGCGGCAACACCGAGGCCGCGCTCGACGCCGCCGCCGCGGCGATGGTCGGGAAGGTCATCCGAGCCAACGTCGCCATCCGCCCGTACAACGGTGAGCCGCGCAACGACATCCCCATCAACGGCATCACGCTCATCGGACAGGCCGATCCGGTCGCCGGTGGCGTGACCGCGGCGGCTCCGGTCGCCACCGCGACCCCGCTGCCCCAGCCGCAGGCCGCGGCCGCCGTCCCGGCCGCTCCTCCGGCCGCCGTGCAGATCGCGGAGCCGGCGCCGGAGGCTCCGCTGCCGCTCCCGCAGGAGACCGCACCGGCCGCCTCGGCGCTGCCATACCCGGACCTCCCGGCCGACCACCCCGCCAACGCGATGCCGCAGCCCGCGGCACCCGCGGCGGCCGTCGCTCCCGCGGCCAGCGGCGCTCCCTTCTAGGAGCCGCTCCCTGACCGCCAGCGCCCGCCGACCGGCGGGCGCTCGAACGACCTGGAGACCTGATGCCCGAATCGAAGTATGACCACCTCTACCCGAAGACGGGTACGGCGCTGACGGCGCTCCTGGACGAGCACGGCTCGCTCTCAGGCGTGGCGCGCCACATCGGCGTCCGTCCGAACACCTTCCACGGCTACGTCGGGGACCACCCCGAGCTACACCAGGCGGTGCAGGCGTGGAGGAACACCCGCACTACGGCCCCCCGCGCCAACGCGCTACCGCCGGGACCGGAGGACGAGGTCTCGGCCGAGGAGAAGCTGCGCCTCGAGAACGCCGAGCTGCGCCGCCGGGCGAGGCGCGGGCGGACGGATGACGTCCAGTTCGAGCGCGTGCTCGACGAGATCCGGGCGGGGGTCAAGTCCGCTGACGTCGTCTACGAGCCGGCCCACATCGCGCCAGACCGCGTGCCAGGCGCGCACGTCCACAACCTGCTGTTCTCGGACACGCATTTCGGGGAGAAGGTGGACCCGGTGCAGGTCGGAGGCGTCAACGAGTACGACACGGCGATCTGCCTCGACCGGATGGCGCACGTCCACAAGGCGCTGGAGAGCTTCGTCAAGCACCGCGACTACGACTTCCAGAAGCTGACGATCTCGGCGCTCGGGGACATGGTCTCCGGCGACCCGGGCATCCACGACGAGATCCGTGAGTCCAACGAGATCACCGGGGCCGAACAGGCCGTGTGGTTCGGTCTCGAGTTCGGTCGCTTCATCGAGCAGCTGGTCCCGATCTACCCCCTGGTCGAGGTCCTCGGCGTGGCGGGCAACCACCCGCGCATGGCGAAGCCGCACGCGAGCAAGAACGTCTTCAACTCGCTGGACTGGATCGCGTACCGCGTCGCGGAGACCTACCTCAAGAACTACATCGAGGCCGGGTCGGTCACCTGCAACTTCCCGAAGTCCGGGATCGTCATCCACGAGATCGTGCCGGGGAGGTTCATCTACCTCTTCCACGGCGACGGGATCCGCTCGTCGATGCCGGGCGTCCCGTGGGGCGGCGTGATGCGCCGCGTCAACGAGATCGCGCGCCAGTTCGCGGCGCAGGGGATCCGCATCGACCAGTACCAGCTCGGCCACTTCCACTCGCCGAACGTGGTGCCGGGCGTCCTCATGAACGGGGCGCTCGTGGGCACCAACGAGTTCGGCCTCAAGAACTTCGGTGGCGGAGCGCCGCCGACCCAGCTGCTGGCGACCTGGAACCCGCGCAAGTCGCGGATGACCGACGTCAGCTTCATCACCCCGCGTTAGGAGGCGGAACGTGAACGCCGAGAACCTACCCGAAGAGCGTGACGAGTCCGCCGACTACGAGGCGGCGCTCGAGGACGACGCGCAGGAGGAGCTCCGTCGGCTGGCCGACGAAGAGGTCCTCGCGCGCGCCGAGTCGGAGGGGCTCCTGCCTGAGGCAGATGATCCCGAACCCGAACCCGAACCAGAACCCGAACCCGAACCCGAGCCGCAGACGGCGCCGGACCTGGCCGAGCTGAACCTGCCGCCGCAGACGACCTACCCGTCGTCGCGGGGACAGGTCATCAAGGGCCCGCAGGGATCCGTCCTCGCGGTCCACACCCCGAACGGCGTCCACATCTTCCCGTGGTCCCGCGAGGAGTGCGAGCGCATCGGCAAGGAGCTGTCGGCCGCGCCGTCGAGGATCGCGGTCGCTCCCGCGTCCGACCTGGGCGAGGTCAAGCGGATCTTCGAGGCGCGCCGGAACGCCGCGCGGCGTCGATGACCGACCAGGAACTCACCGACCACTTCGAGCTGGTCGCCCGGCTGCGTCGCGAGTACGGTGACGCGCAGCAGGCGTCCGCAGAGGCGCAGCGTCGGGAGTTCGACGCGCGAGACGCCATGCGCGAGGCGGAAGGTGGTATGATCCAGTTGGTCAACCGCCGCATCGAGGAGGTCGGATCGTGATCGAGATCAGAGGCGACGTGGATCCCCGCGCCGTGGAGCAACTGGTGACGTGCGTCGAGGCCGGTGACTCGATCGGCGGCGCGCTCTGCGCCGACGGTCACGTCGGATACTCGATGCCGATCGGCGGCGTCGTGGCGTACCGGGAGCAGATCAGCCCGTCCGGCGTGGGGTATGACATCGGCTGCGGAAACAAGGCCGTGCTGACGGACCTTCGCACAGAGGATGTTGACGTCGGCAAGGCCATGGACGAGATCGTCCGGCGCGTGAGCTTCGGCATGGGCCGGAGCAACGATGAGCCGGTGGACGACGCCGTGCTGGACCGCATCCGCACGGCTGACTTCGAGCCGCAGCGGAAGATGTACGACCTGGCCGCGCGCCAGCTCGGGACGGTCGGGGCCGGGAACCACTACGTCGACCTGTTCGACGACGAACAGGGGCGCCTGTGGGTCGGCGTCCATTTCGGCTCACGTGGCTTCGGCCACAAGACCTGCACCGGCTTCATCGCGCTGTCACAGGGCAAGCTGTTTGACCAGCAGCCCCGCGGCGAGGAGATGTTCGGCCCGCCCATCCTGTTCAGCACGAACGACTGGATCGGGCAGGCCTACATCGCGGCGATGCAACTGGCCGGCGACTACGCCTACGCCGGGCGTGACGCGGTCTGCCGGACCGTGCTCGACGTGTTGGGCGCGCGCGAGGTCGAGAGCGTCCACAACCACCACAACTTCGCCTGGCTGGAAGAGCACGTCGGCGAGCAGGTCTGGGTCGTGCGTAAGGGCGCGACGCCCGCGTTCCCGGGTCAGCGCGGTTTCGTCGGAGCGACCATGGGAGAGACCTCGGTCATCCTCGAGGGAGCCGATGACGTCACGCTCGCGGGCGCCGACCTGTTCTGGTCGACGGTCCACGGCGCCGGTCGCGTCATGAGCCGCACGCAGGCCGCCGGCAAGATGGCGAACGTCTACGAGTGCAACGTGCGCGACTGCACGTTCAGCCTCAGCGCCGGCCAGTACCGCGACCTCGCCCGCAAGGCCGGCAAGGAGGGGAGCCGCTACTTCTCGGTCTGCCCGACGCACGGCGACCGTGAGGGCTACGCCGGTCCCGGGGTTGGGATGCGGAAGCTCCGCAAGCGCGTCAAGGAGGGGGCCATCAACTTCGACGCCGTCCGGTACCAGATGCGGACGGAGCTCGGGATCGAGCTGCGCGGGGCCGCGGCCGACGAGGCGCCCGGAGCCTACAAGCGGCTCGACGAGGTGCTCGCGGCCATGGGCCCGACCATCAACGTCCTCCATCGCCTGCGCCCCGTGGGCGTCGCGATGGCGGGACCCGACATCTACGACCCGTTCAAGGACTGACCAGGAGGCACCATGGATTACATCGTCCGCAGGGCCCGCCGGATCCGCCAGCTCGTGCCGACCAAGTTCGCGACGGCCTACGTCGCCGACCCGGACGGGCGCAACGAGCCCACGTTCTGCACGTGGTGGATGTGGCTCGGGCGCAGCTTCGCCGTGAAGCGGATCGTGATCGCTTGACCGAGATCGCCTTCCAGGGCTTCCCGAAGGTCCCGCGGCTGTTCCGCGAGATGGTCGTGACGGAGAAGATCGACGGCACGAACGCCGCGGTCGGGATCGTCGCGCTGCCGTCACTGCGGCAGGGGAGCCTGCCGCGGTCGATGGCGTTCGCCCCGGAGCTCTGCGCGCTCCAGACTGTCCACCACGGGCCGGAGCCCGAGGACTCCGTCGAGTACGGCGTCTACGCCCAGAGCCGGAAGCGCATCATCGTCCCGGGCGATGACAACTTCGGCTTCGCCGCGTGGGTCGCCGAGAACGCCCGCGAGCTGATCGGCCTCGGCGAGGGATTGCACTTCGGGGAGTGGTGGGGCTCGGGCATCCAGCGCGGCTACGGTCTGCCGCAGGGAGAGAAGCGGTTCAGCCTCTTCAACACGAACCGCTGGCACGAGGAGTCTCCCGACTTCGATGGCCGCCCGCTCTGCTGCGACGTCGTCCCGGTGCTGTACGAGGGGGCGTTCGACCTTGAGCGCGTGCGAGGCGTCACCGGGATCCTGGACCAGTTCGGCTCTCGGGCCGCGCCGGGATTCAAGCCCGCCGAAGGTGTGGTAATATTCCACGTGGCGGCGAACCGCTGCTTCAAGTTCACGATCGAGAAAGACGCCGAGCCCAAGTCGGCGCAGAAGGAGGCTGCATGATCCGAGGAGTGCCAATCCTGGCGCTGATCGCGGGGCTCATCCTGCGCACGGCGACCCAGTACCACACCACGGGCGACGTGCTGATCTGGGTCGGAGGGATCCTGATCACGCTCGTCCTGCTGGTCGCACTCGTCATCATCGTCGTGGCGCTCATCGCCGTGGCGGGAGATGACGCCTTCCCGAAGACCCCGCGACGGCGCTAGGTGCCGTCGGCCCGGCGCGTCAGCTGCCCGTTCTGCGACCAGTCGGCCGCCTCCGAATCGGCGCTGAACGCTCACGTCCGTGAGCAGCACCACGGCCCGCGCCCGTCGCGGCGCGGGCCAGCCGGTCCCTACCTCGCGCACGCCTACCGGTATGGCGTCGAGGGCGTCATGGAGGCGGCCTGCGTGGACCTCTCGAAGCTCGGGCGCACGCCGACGGCGCGCGTGAAGACCCTCGCCACTCTCGCGAAGGGACTGCGCGCGATCGACCGTCGGTTCAAGATCCCGCCGGAGCTGGACCGCACCTACCTCTGGCACGACCAGGGGCACGACGCGCAGACGATCGCGGACATCGTCGGCGTGACCGCGGCGGTGGTGCGCCGCCGCATCCGAGACCTGGAGGTGCAGACCCCATGAGCGGTCCCGTCATCGGGATGGTCGCGACGTTCTTCGTGCTCATCTTCTTGGGCATGATCCTGGCCTTCGCGTCGGGCCCGTCTTCGCCGGTCTCGATCTGTGGTCCGCGGGGCGTCCAGTCCGTCAGGCTGGTCGGTGGTGACACCTACGTCGTCTGCCGGAACGGGAGGGTCTACAACCCGTGATGGAGCTTGTCTACCAGAAGTACCTGGGCGGGCCGATGCACGGCAAGCCACTCATCGCCCACGGCACGGACTCTCCGTACGTGGTCTTCCCGGTGCGGACCGGGCTCATCCGCATCCACGACTACAGCGAGGTCGCGCTTCCGCAACTCGTTCCGTTCCGGGACCACGTCTACGTCCTCGAGCCGCTGTTCGGTACGCCGGAGCCGAAGCTGCTGGCCTGGTTCGGCACGGAGTCGCCGGAAGAGCGCTGGCGGATGGCCCAGCGCGCGTGGGAGGACCTGATGCTCTGGGCGCTCTGGGAGCCCGAGACCGCCCCGTTCCTGGAACGCCGGCGAGAGCGGGTCCAGACCCGCGAGATCCGCGGATCTGCGCCGTTAGATCTGCCGGATCTATTGGGGTCTGAGAGCTGGCCATCGAGAGATCCGGCGGGTGATGGTGGAATCCATTGGTACGGGGACATCTCTCGGTCCTAGACGGCCTCAAGCCGGCCATAGAACGTCGAAACGGGCCCGCTTTCGCGGGCCCGTTCTGTGTCTGCACCTACCTCCGCAAGCTACACGCGCTCGCCCGTCCCCGGGTACGCCCCGCGCAGCGCCGCCTCGACCCGACCGGCTCCGTCCCAGACGCGGTCCCGGACGACCCGCTTACAGGCGGTCTCCTGAGGCTCGGGGAGCCCGAAGGACTCGATCGTCGTGAGCAGCTGGGCGATGAGCCGCTTCGCCTCCTGACGCGAGACCTGGAGCGCCAGCTCTTCATTCGGTGTCACGAGCGAGCTCCTCTGCCTGGACGTTGGTCACGGTCATGGTCCGCGCCTCGGTCTCGACGCCGCTGCTACAGACGGACGGAGACGAGAAGACTCGACCGCAGTCAGGGCAGACGTGTAGCACGGCCTCTCTCATGGCTGGACCACCGAGGCCTGGGCCCACGTCTGCGTGTCTTCGGTCCAGGTGTTCTCGGCCTCCGCCCAGACGTAGGCGGCGGACTGCACGAGGGTCCAGAAGACGCCCGCGGGCTTCACCGCGTTGACGTCGACGGCCAGCTGGTCAGTCCCGGCCGCGATGGCGGCGGGGTTCACGATGACGACGAACTGGTAGGCGTCCGTCCCGACCGAGGTCGCGGACGAGCGCTCGATGACGTTGTACATGGACGCGACGTCCCCGACGGACGTGCTGTCTCCGGGCGTCCCGGTCCAGGCGTAGTTGGTCGTATCGCCGTCGAAGTAGCTCGGCGAGCTGGACGATGGCGCGAAGATGATCGAGTCGAAGTAGGCGTCGATGCTCCCGGGGGACGTGGCGTAGATCCGACAGATGACCTTCGCGTACGAGGTCGCCGCCGGGGCGATGACGTCCGTGACCTGGAGGCTGTCCGTGCCGGTGCCGGTCTTGTGGTTCGAGTCATGGCTGGCCAGCAGGTCGCCCGCGGCGTCGTAGAAGTAGATGATGCAGCTGGCGACCGTCCCGGACGTCAGCGAGTCCACCTCGGCGGTCATCGAGTACGCCTGTCCGGGCGTGGCCGGGATCTCCGGGGAGATGATCCCGAGGTCGGGATCACCGGCGCCGGATCCGACCGTGCCGGTGAGCCGCAGCGACTGCGAGCCCGTGTCGGCCCACCCGGTCTCCACGGCGTAGGTGGTCTCGGTGGTGATCGACGTCCCGGACCCGTACCACAGTCCCGCCCACCACGCGGGCGTGGACGACGTCGCGTCGTGCTCGAACCCGCCGTTGCCCACCAGGTTGGTCGGCGCGGTCAGGTTCCGCTGCACGGCCGACCTGATGGCCGTCAGCGTCCCGCGGCTCTGCCCCGCCTCCGCGAGCACGAGCGCCTGTGCCTGGTCGCGGCTCTCGAGCCCGGTGAGCTGGACGCCGACGAACTGCGCCAGGTAGAACAGGTCGCAGTCTTCGTTGGTCGGGTCGTACAGCGCGCCCCACCCCGGCAGGAAGTCGGCGGTCCCGTCGTCCGGCCCCGAGTCGTTCACGAGGACGTACAGGTACTCCGCGAACGCGCCGATCGCGTCACAGTACAGGGCCCAGTCGTCCGTCTGCCAGCGCTCGGGGTACCGGGCGAAGCTGTCCCTCCCGAACGTCGTCTGGAAATCGTAGCTCATCAGTTGTCCGCCGAGCCCCAGATCGAGACCGCGTTGCCGTTGACCGTGGCCGGGTTGGCCTCGATCAGCGTCCAGTCAGACCCGTCCCAGGCGCCGGGGCTGCTCCCGGCCGTGCTGTAGTAGGTCTCTCCGAGGTACTGGACCTGGTCATCGGTCACGTACGTGGCCACCGGATCGAAGTCCGGGTACTCGACGAGCGGCAGCGGGGCCGGCCCGACCATCGCGACGTCGGTCGTGCCGACCGGCGAACCCGGGGCGGTTCCGAGGGTCATCGTCCCGGTCAGGACGTAGTCGACGCCCGGCACGGCCTCCACGATCCCGATCAGCTTGTTGATCCGGACCGTGCCGAACCCGAGCGCGCTGGAGTACCACGTCGGGTCGAGCGCGCCAGGGAGCTGCGAGCCCCACGACGCGGGATCGAGGTACGCCGCGAGCGCCGCGTTCACGTTCGCGATCACGTTCGCGGAGCCGAAGCCCGGCAGCGCGTGGATCTCGTACGCGATCGACATCTGGACGTAGGTCGGGGACATGACGTTGACGATGAAGTTGATCTCCCGGTAGCCCGGATAGACCACGTCCTCGACCGTACCCCCCGCCAGCCACGCCTGGATCGCGGTCAGCGTATCCTCGTTGAGCGCGTCGCCGTTCACGTCGGTCACGAAGACCCCGACGGTGCGCTCGTTGTAGTAGGACGAGCTGACGGTGCAGGCCTCGTTGGTGTGCGATCCGGACGGGTCGGCGCTGAGCGTGAACTCCGAGCTGGTCGGCGCGGGGCTGGCCAGCACGGTGCCGCTGATGCCGGTGCCCGTGACGGTGGCGCCGACGGCGGGGACCGCGAACGGACCCGGGCCCGAGACGATCGTGATCGTCGGGCTCGAGGACGTGAACGTCAGGTTGAACGTCTCGCTGTCGGGGCTGAACCCGTCGATCGCGGTGGCGCGCCCGACGAGCTGCTGGTCGGTGCCGTCGGCCGGGCTGAACGACAGGACGAACACGGCGTAGTCGTTGGCGGTGATCGGACGCGGAGCCTGCAGGGTCAGCTCGGTCGCGAGGCGGTCCTGGTAGTCGGAGTCCGTCTCGGCGTCCACGCCGCCGGACGAGACGCCGCTGGTCGTGACGGCCGACACGAAGCTGATGGCGTCGATCAGCGCGGTGGCCGCGCCGAGCCCGTTGTAGGCCGAACCGACGTCGACGGCCGGCATCGTGATCTGGACGGAGCTCTGCCCGTTCGGGACGTCGACGTCAGCGGTGGTGTAGAAGCCCTCACCATCGATGCTGACGAACGTGCCGCCGGGTATGGTGTGGCCGGCGTCATCCGTGAGCGTGAACACGACGTTGGCCGTGGCGGCCACGGCGTTCTGGTAGGGCACGTTGAAGAGCTGCGTGCCGAAGTTGCGGAAGACCGAGGCCGGGACCTGCGCGGCCAGCACCGCGATCTCGTTGAACATCGCGGCCAGGATCTGGATCTGCATGATCTCGAGGTTGACCGCGTTTGGCTGCCAGTCGGAGAGCCCCTGCCCGATGAACCACGCCTGCAGCAGGTCGGTCGCCTCGTTGGCGAGCGCCGTCGGGTCGGTGGTGAGCGGCAGGTCGACGAAGGTGATGGCGGGCATCAGGAGAGCTCCACTTCGATGGTGACGATGCGCGTCGCACCGGTCGGGTCAGACGGGTCGGCTCCCTCGCCCACCGTCACGGTGGCGCGGGGCTCCCAGAGGTTGCAGGCCGCCGTGATCGCGGTCGGGTCGATCGGGGCCTGGGCGAAGAGCGGGTTCGGGATCCCGAGGTCGGGCACGTCCGGGCAGTCCCCGATGAAGCACGTGACGACGCGCGTCACGCACGCCTCCACCTCGGCGAGCGTGCCCTGGTCATCTACGGCGGCGACGCCTCCGACGAAGCGGAACGGCCACGCGAAGTGTGGTGTGATCTCGGCCATGCTCTTATGACGTCCCGTTGGTGGTTGAGGGGTGGATGATCTCGTCGACGTTCCACTTGAACGTCGTGTCATTGTGGAGGGTTGAGTTGCCGTAGGTGTACGGTAACCACGCGGGGGCGATCAGATAGCTTCCCGACGCGATGACCAGATCGCCCTCGCAGGTGATGCACTGGGTCGTGTAGGCCCCGGCGTTCACGAAGTTCATGATCTGGTCGGGCTCGGACCCAACCCCGTCGATCAGCCATCCGATGTGCCCGTACGAGCTTCCGTAGTCGGTGTACGCCCCGATTTCGAGCCGGAGATGGAGCAGCTCGCTCTGTCCGACCTCGACCCTGACCTGCTGGCCAGAGTTGATCTGATACCACGCCGGAGTGGCAGCCACCGCGTTGGGCCCGCCGGGGTTGCCGTAGAAGTGGAAGCCCCGAGCCCACGGACGCCGGTCGCGGCCGCTGGTCGTGTTGAACACCATCCCCGGTGATCCGCCGTTGGCGGTGACCAGCGTGAAGTTGCCGCCCGAGTCAAGCACGATCCCGTCCCAGATCCTGACGTTTCCGGCCGTCAGCGCCGCCTGGTTGGCTGCGGCCAGGGCGGCGGAACCCTCGTTGAAGGTGCCGTGTGACGCGATGAGCGTGCAGGTCCCGCCCGGCGTAGTCGGGGGAACGGCGTCGATGGCGGTGTGGCTATAGCCCCCTCCCGACGTGGCCACCAGACCTGTCCCCGCCGGGAGCACCCCTCGGATGTACTGGTTACTGACGTTGAACCATACCACGTCGCCAGTTGGCCAGTTCGTGAAGGTCAGCGACAATGACGTTGTGCCGGGCAGCGTGGCCGAGAGGACGCCCGGGTTCACCAGTCCTAGCACCCCAGGCTGGATGTTGTCAGGCCCGTGGTTGGCCCACGTCGCGTTCCCGGAAGCGTCGGACGCGAGGACCTTTCCGAGCGCCCCACCACTCGGGATGAGGAGCCCGCTGTCCAGCTCGAGAACGTCTTCGAACTTCATCGTCATACCTTTACGACCACCCTGTACTGGTTGCTTGACGGCGCGCTGCCGAACGTCAGCGTGACCGTGTTCGTCGAGGTCATCGCGACCCCGCACCCGATCACGTCATACGGGCTCGAGTTGCGGTACACGGCGACGTGCGCGTCTCGCGTTCCGAGGGAGTGCGTCACGACGATGTTCGTGGAGGACCCGTCTCCCACGGTCGTCGCGTAGGACGACCCGGTGCCGGACGCGCCGGTGGCTCCCGTCGGGCCCGATGGTCCGCTCGGTCCTGATGGGCCCGATGGACCCGACGGACCGGACGCCCCAGCCGGTCCCTGCAGACCAGCCGACACGACGAACATGGACACGGCCCCGACGTAGGCGCCGCTGGCGTTGCCGTAGACCTCGAGGTAGTCCGAGGACCCGTTCATGTAGACGAGCCACTGGTTCATGGAGGCCTGCATGCCCCACGACGCGTTGCCCGAGTACGTCCGGTCGACGTAGTGGCCAGCGACCATGTACGAGCCGTTCTTGTAGACCCCGAGCTCGACCACCGAGCCGACCGAGTGCGCGGACGCCGTGTCGGTGTAGGAGCACCCCACGAGGTACCAGCCAGCGACCTGCGGCTTGTACCGCTTGTTCGTGGCGTCCCACCAGCTCATCGTGTCCGCGACGACCGTGTTGATCACGATCTTCTGGTTCGTGCCGGCGGTCAGCGACGGCATCGTGACGCTGTCGTAGACCTGCAGCGCCGCCGGCGTCGTGCCGAGCGGACCGCTCGGTCCGGAAGGTCCGCTGGGCCCAGACGGTCCGGACGGACCGGAGGGCCCTGATGGACCCGATGCGCCGGTGTTCCCGGTCGAACCGATCAGGCTGCGGGTGACCACCAGGTCCCCGGCCGTCGTGTCGAGCGTCCCGTTGCCTGTCGTGTAGGTGAACGGGATCGAGTAGACGGACCCCGACAGGGTGTGGCCGCCGACGACGCCGATGACGTACTGGTCGGGGTCGGACTGGTTGAAGATCTTGATCGTGCTGCCGGCCGTCGTGGATGTGATCCACGTCGACACGTCTGCCCCGTCGTAGGCCAGCTTGTTCAGGTAGACGTGGGTCGCGCTGGCGTAGGTCGCGTTATCGAAGTTAGCGACGCCCGACGCCGGGGAGCTGGTGGTCGCCGTGCTGAACGTCCACGCGATCGAGTCTCCGCCGAACGGACCAGATGGTCCGCTTGGCCCCGATGGTCCCGTCCCTCCTGTGGCGCCCGTCGGTCCGCTCGGTCCGCTCGGCCCCGCCGGGCCACTCGGCCCGGACGGACCCGTGCTGCCGGTGGCGCCGGTCGGCCCGCTCGGACCTGCCGGGCCTGAAGGCCCGCTCGGTCCCTGCGGGCCGGAAGGTCCCTGCGGGCCCGACGGTCCCGATGGTCCGCTCGGACCACTGGGCCCGGTGAATGACGGAGAGCCGTCGTACCAGACGACCGTCGGGTCTCCGTAGACGTCGAACACGACCAGGCAGGCCGCCCCCTGCGCCGGGAGGGTGTTCCCGATCGGGGCGCCCCAGTGGCACGGACCGAGCACGCTCTCCGGGTCGATGCCCGGGACCCAGACGTACAGGTCCTGGCCGAACCCGGTCGGTGCGTCGCGGTCGGTGGAGATGAACCCGATGAGCGCGTTCGGCCCAACGTCGGTCGGGCTCGCCTGACGGAGGGACTGCGTGACGTTCGGCACGTCAGCCTCCGATCACGGGCTGTCCGGCCGCCTTGGCCGCGGCGATCGCCGACGATGAGCTGACGCCCACCGTGACCGGGGACGCCGCCGGCTGCTTCGGCTTCTTGTTGTAGCCTGGGGCGGGGGTCACGTTGTCCTTGCCTGACTGCGGGAACGGGCTCTGGGTGACGCTGAACGGCGCTGGCTTACCGGAGGCGGTGACCGCGCCGAACCTCGAGATGCTGTTCCGGGGACGGAAGTAGGCCACGAAGTCGGACCTGTAGTTGTACGGGAGCAGGACGGGATCGCCCTCCTGGCCCATGCTCACGACCATGCCGTTGCCGACGTAGATCGTGACGTGCTCATAGTCCGGCGCCGCGCCGTAGAGGCACAGGTCGTTGATCTGCGGCTCGGTGACCTTGTCGCTGTTCGCGGCGAGGGTTCCGGTGTAGCCCTGGCCGTTGTAGTTGTAGGCCGGTCCGTTCGGGTCCGCCCAGCCGGCGGCCTTGTAACAGAGGGTCACGAACGCCGAGCAGTCCACGGTGAACGGCACGCCGAACCCGGCGACCTGCTGCGTCCCGAAGAGGCTGAACGGCATCGGCCGCGCGTTCACGGAGTCGTTGAGCGGGTAGGTGAACTTGCTCTTCTCGGCGAGCGCGCGCATGGCGGCGCTGGCCGGGCTGCTGGCGTTGTCGCCGGTGGCCGCGGCGGCGAGCCCGTTCGTGGACGTCGAGCCGACCGGGCTGTTGGCGTGGACCGCCGTGACGGTGGACGAGTCGTTCTGGTCCGTCGGCGGCTGGAGCGTGAAGGTGGTGAACGTGTCGCCCATGCAGTTACGGGTGGCGTCCGTGATGATCCACTTGCCGGTGGCGGGGCCGAAGTTCATGATGTGCACGACCTGCCCGGCGCGGAACTCGTCGATACCGCACACGAGCTCCAGCGTGAGCTCCGTCGGGGTGCTCGGCTTGGAGACGCGGGACTTGCGGGAGACCTTGCCCTTGTGGGTCTTGGTCGAGGCGTAGATGAACGCCGTGTTGTCCCAGGTCCCGGTGAGTGACAGGACGTCACCGACGTGCTTGGACGTGTCGTACTTGTCCCGGTTGCCGCTGGTCAGGGAGCTGGTCGCCCACCAGACGTTGTTGGCCGGGTCGACGTAGGCCGCGGGCTTCTGCGCGATCATGTCGTGGCCGTCCATCAGGTAGAAGGCGTCGCCGTTGCTGAACGCGCTCCACGTGGTGCCGTCCCCGATCGGGAGGCCCGGGGCGCTCGGCGGGTTCGCCTGCAGGACGCGCTGGATGCAGTCCCACGAGTCCTCGCCCGGGTTGGCCACGCCTCCGCGCTGGAGGGTCAGGTTCGGGTTCCAGCTCGCGGCCGCCGGGTCGCCGGACGCCTTGGACGCCGCGGCGAGCGCCACGTAGGCGCCCGAGTGCTGGAGGATGTCGTTGGCCTGGTCCAGGAACTTGCCGTAGTACGCCGTGCCGGCCGCGATGTTGCCGCCGTCACCCCAGGCCTGCTTCGTGCCAGGGACGTCCGAGCCCTCGACGACCAGCGCGATGTAGCCTGGGGACGAGTCACCGCCGTGCTTGGCCACGCTGTTCGCGATCGCGATCGCGCCGCCCTGCTGATAGCCATTGCCACCGACCAGGAAGGAGGAGACCTCCGGTCCCGGGTCGCTGGTGTTCGGGAATATGGAGAGGCTGCCGCCGAGGACGCCTCCGTAGGTGCCGTTCGACTGTCCGCTGCGCCAGCCCGACTCGCCGAACCCCGCGCACAGGAGCGCCTGCACGGCCAGCAGCGGGGCGTTCAGCTGCTTGGCGATCTTGATCGCGACGGCGATGTTGTCGGCCTGGTCCTTGGTGAGCGTGGTGTCGGTCGGCATCGAGGCGTCGACGCCGCTCTCCTTGTTCCGGTTGCGCAGCGCGGGGGTCTTGGCGGGCTTGGAGTCGTCGACCGAGATCTTGAGCTCGGGGCAGACGAAGTCGATCTGCTGCCAGCCGGCCGACTCTCCGGTCGGTGGCTTCTTGCACTCGTTGACCAGGGACTGGATGAACTGGAGGACGTTCGTCTTGCGCGGCGTCGTCGCGCCCCAGTACTGGCGGAGCTCCCAGATGATCCGATCCTCGAACGTCAGCGTGATGTTCGCGTCGGACTGGTCGGTGGCGAGGTCTGCTGCGGTCAGCACCCAGAACGTCCCCGAGTTGACCGGGAACTCCACCTGGATCGCCTCGAGCAGGCCCGCCTCGTTGCCACTCTGCACGAGGTTCAGGAACCCGTGGTTGATGAACCTGTACTGAGGGTCGATCAGCGTGACGTCGATGAAGCTGGAGCCCTCGATCTGCGTGCGGATCGTGACCTCCTGCACCGCCTCGGCGAGGTCGAACACCGGGGGCGGGTTCGGCGAGCTGGTGCCGTCGGCGATCTGCTGCGCGATCAGGGTGGGGACCCCGCCGATGTCATGCGGGAACTGACCGGCCATCAGGTCGCCGCCCGGTCGGCCGGGGTGACCTTGACCGTGATGCCCTTCTTCTGCTTCGTGCCGATCCCGCGTGCCAGCTTCGAGTTGGAGCTGTTCGTGTTCATGATCGACGTCGCGATGGCGTGCGTCTCGGCGGCGTTGTGGCCTGGGACAACGCGGCGCGCGATCGTCAGGAACGTGTCTCCGTCACGCGTCGTGACCGTGACGGTCTGTCCCTGCGCGCCCGACTGAGCCGCGGCGGTGCCCGGCGTCGTGATGTACGGGTCGGACTCGATCTGCTGGACGCTGATGGTCGCGAGCTGGCGGAGGCGACAGCCTCCGTAGGTCTGTCCGGCCGGCACGCGCAGCGGCGTCGGGTCCCAGCTGATGCTCGTGATCTCGTAGTTCGGCGCCGCCCCGTTCGCCAGCTTGCCCGCGTTGACGGTCGAGCCGTCGATCGCCAGGAACTGGTAGTTGGAGCTCAGCAGGGGGATGGTCTGGCCGGCGCTGTTCAGCGTCGCGATCTGAACGGTCGGCGGCGGACCGACCCCGTGCGGACCTCCGCCGGGGCCTCCGAACGCGCCGCGCCCGTACATCCACTCCAGGATCGAGATGTCCTCCTCGATCAGCTGCGCCTGGGAGTTGTCCCCGGCGCTCCAGGCCTCGAACTGGACCGGGATGTCCAGCGTCACCGGGTCATACCCGGCGGGGATCGTGAGCGAGATGCGCTGCGGGCGCTGCACGACGTTGATGATCGGGAAGCCACCGGTCACGAGCGGGCCCTGGTCGGGCGCCGGCATGACCTGGAACGAGTGGGAGAACCCCTGCCAGAACCCGGTGAACTGGATGAACCGCAGGTCCTGGGGCGGCGGCAGGTGGCCCAGCTTGTTACCGGCCGACTTGCCCTTCTTCTTGGCGGCCCCGCCTGGGAGCGAGATGGCAATGGTCATCGGCGGGCCGCGATCTTGAGCTGGTAACGGGTGATCTCCTCGGCCACCTTCCGGGTGTCCATCATGATGATGTTCTGCATCGGTCCGGTCGCGATGACCTCAGGGGCGTTGCCGGTGCCCACGGTCGGGATGTTGAAGCCGCGCGAGTTGATGGCCTTCATGGCCGCGACGCTGAGCACGCCTTCGCCCGGAGTCAGCATCGCCGGGACGCTGTCGTAGGTGCCCGAGCCCGGGATGACGTAGCCGCCGCTCGAGAAGTGACGCGGCACGACGCCGCCCTTGTTGAGCCCAAAGAAGTGGCCGACGCTGGACCCGATCGAGCCGATGCCGCCGATGATCTTCTTGCCGATCCCGACCACGCCTCCGATGAGCTTCCCTGGGATGCCCTCGATCTGCTTGACGATCCAGTTGACGGCGGCGCTGACGCCGTGCTTGAGCGCGTCCCAGATCTTGACCGCGAGCTTCGCGATCGTGGCCGGCAGCCCCTTGAAGAACGTGATGACCTTCTTGAAGACCCCGACCACGAAGTCGTACTCCATCCGCCATGGCCAGGTGATGACGTCCAGGATCTTGGGCCCGATCGCCTTCAAGAAGGACCACACGGCCGTGAAGGACTCGATGACGTTCTTCTTCACGGCGTTGAAGTGCTTGATCAGCTCGATGATGCCGATGACGAGCGCGGCGATCGCGGCGATGATGAGCCCGATGCCCAGCGCGTCCAGCACGGCGTCGAACGCGGCCAGCGCCGCGGTCTCCGCCTCGGTGGCGGCCGTCGCGGTCCCCTGCGCCGCGGCGTAGGCGAGCTGCGCTCCCTGCGCCACCTTCATGATGAACGTGTAGCCCTTCTGCACCACGCCGGCGAGCTTCGTGACGTCGGTCCAGACCTTCATCACACCCTTGGCGATCTTGACCGCGGCCTCGAACGCGAGGATCGCGGCGAGGGACGCCAGCAGGATCTCGACGAGCTTCTTGTGCGTGAGGATGAAGTGGCTGATGGTCGTGACGATCTTCGTCAGCGCCGGGAGGAGGGCGGCGCCCATCTTCTCGGCCAGCTCGACGACGGCGTTGTGCAGGTTGCTGACGGCGGCCGCGGCGGTCTTGTTGTACCGCGCCGTGTCCCCGCCGAACTTCTTCTGGATCTTGTCCAGGATCATCGTCGCGGTGGCCTGCTTGTCAAGGAGCTCGGCGTTCTTGTAGGTCGCCCAGTTCTTACGCTGCGCCGACGTGAGGTTGTCCACGTGCGTCGTCACCGGGATGAGCGCGCCGAGGTACTTGTTCAGTCGGCCGGTGCTGCCGGCCATGGCCATGCCGATGTACTTCTGGGTCTGGGTCAGTGACAGGCCGGCCCCGCGCGCCAGGTCGGTGGCCGCGCTGAGTCCGCGGACCGCCAGAGACGACTTGCCGGTCTCCTGGGTGAACTGCTGGATCGCCCCGAGGTTCGCCGTCTCAGCGAAGCCGCCCTTCTCGGACAGGTTCGCCGCCACCTTCTCCAGGTGGTTCATCGTGGCCTCGGAGTAGTTGCCGGTCTTCTTGAGGGCGCCCTGCAGCTGGACCTGCTGCTTCTGCCAGTCGACGCCGGCGCTGATGATGTCCTTGATGCCGAACGCCAGGCCGGCCGCCGCGCCGAGCTTCGCGAGGGACTTGAAGGACGTCCCCAGCCCCGCGAAGTTGCTGGCAGACTTCTCCGCCTGCTTGCCCGCCTTCTCGGTCGTGGTGCCGACGCCGCCCACCTCGTCGTTGACCATCTTGGCCTCGAGCGCGGCTTGCCGCGCCCCGAGGACCTTGATGTCGAGAATGAGCTGCTCGGTGATACCGCTCACGGCGTGCTGTCTCCTACCTGCTCTTGTTTGCTTCCTCGATCAGACGGGCCGTCTCGAGGACCACGGCCTCGGCGAACGCGAGGACGTGTGGGTCGTTGGTGCGATAGAGCTCGAGGGCGTCGAGCCCACACCGGAGCGCGGCCCCGGCGGCTACTAGCTGGCCGACTCGGGACCTACGGATTCCCCCGCGATCGTCTCATCGACCTCCTCGTCCGAGCCCTGCTGCCACTCCTGGAAGGCGGCGAAGTGCGCCATCAGCTGCGTGTCCCGGGCGAACACCATGCCCGGCACCATCAGCGCCTGGCGGGCGGTCAGGCCATCGCGGAATCCGAGCTGGGTGTAGGCCTCGTCCCACGGACCGAGCGAACGCTTCGTGCGGTCGTCCTCGATGAAGTACACGTCGACGCTGGCCCGCAGGAGCGAGTTGGCGGCGGTGGTGGTCTCGTTGATCGAGGCCTCGCTACGATCCTGGATCTCACCGCGGAGCTCCTTCCACTCCAGGCCGCGGTACTCCGCGACCAGGCGTCCGTTCCAGGATGGTACCGGGAGGTGGACGCTCTGCTCTGCTTGCAGCGAAGCCCGACGGGCCTGCACCGCGGCCTCCAGGCTGGAGGGTGCGGGCGATGGCGCGCCGGGCTGAGGGATGCTCTCGATGTCTGTGGTGACTGCGGCCTGCTCGTCCATTACTGTCTCCTTCTCGGTACTGGATGCTGGAGCCCGCCCGGCGTTGAAGTCGCCGGGCGGGCGCGTGTGGTGGCTAGTTCTGGTGAGTCGCCATGTCCTCGTTGAGGCCGATGACGATGCTCAGGAACGCGGCCGTGTCGGACTCTGCCGAGACGGGCGGCGGGGTGACGGTGAGGAGGATGCCCGTCCAGGTGAAGGACGGCTGGCCGCTCATCGACTTGTTCAGGTTCAGCGGGGTGAACGACACGCTGGCGACCGTGTTGCCGGCGCTTCCATCGAGGTCGTAGTAGACCGCGATCAGCGCGTCCGACCACTGGCGGGTGACCGTGGCGTCGGTGCGGACGACCTGTCCGCCCAGCTCCACGCCCTTGCCCATGCCGCCCGGGCGGGTCTTGTTGGACCCGGCCGCGGCGTCGCCACCGGCCAGCGTCGCCCACGAACTGGTGGGCAGACTCACGCCGTTGACCACGACCGTGATGTTGCCCTGGCTCTCGCGATACAGCATTACTGGGACTCTCCTTCGTTACGCTGTGGCCGGGGCTACAGGCTCTGTGTGATCGGGACGGCGGTCAGGACCAGCTTGACCTGCTGCGCGAACGGGCTCATGTGGACGGACACGGCGGCGCCGATGATCCCGTCCGACAGGTTGTCCACGGTGTTCACCGCGGACGAGACGTCGACGCTGAAGGCGTCCGCGGCCGTGTCGCCGTAGAGAGCCCCCTCGCCGTACAGCGCCGTCAGCTGCGCGGAGAGCGCGGCGCCGAAGTTGCCGAGCAGCACTCCCTGGCCGTCGATCTGCTTGAACATGTACGGCTGGGCGACCTGCTTGAACAGGTCCACCAGGGCCATCCTCAGGCGGGCGTGGTTCGCCTGCCAGAAGATCGGATCGACGCTGTCGCTGACCGGGGTGCTGAACCCGTACAGGCACAGGATCCCGTTGATGGTGTCGAACGTGTTGATGCCCGCCGCGTTCATGAGCTGGATGTCCGAGAGCTGGAAGTTCTCGGTGAACCCGATCACGTACTGGAGCGGGAAGTCCACGCCGCATGGGGCCTGGTTCGGGTTGCCGCTGGCGTCGACCTGCGCGCAGAGCGCGGAGACGATCGCGGAGGCGGCGACGTTGCGCGTGGTGCCCGCGACCAGGCCCGGGATGATGCCGGAGCCCTCGGTCACGATGCAGTAGCTCGTATCCACCAGCGCGCCGAGGTCTGCGATCACGGTGTCGGCCGAGCTGTTGTCGGCGACGTCGAGGCAGGCGACGCGGTTGTTGGCGATGGCGTGCTCCGCCAGCGCCGCGTGGATCGTGACGTCGGTCTGTCCCGGCGCGCTGACCTGACCCGGCCCGAGGTTGGGTAGGAAGAAGGTCAGGGCCGTGGCGACCGTGTTGTCACTCACGTCACCCGAGTCGTCGGCGCCGCCGCTCAGCGCCGTGGCCTCCAGGGAGGCGGGCTGGTGGTGGTTGGAGCCGCTGATGGCGAAGGACACGTAGGCGCTGACGACCTCGAAGAGCTCGGCGGTCGTGGCGAACGGGCCCCACTCCTCGAGCGTGGTGCTCGGGTCATCGGTCGGGTCGGTGATCAGGACCGTGAACTGGGTCGGCGTGATGACGATGTCGGTGCCGGCCGCCTCAGCCGTGGTCGCCGTGGACAGGACGGCCGTGCCGGCGTCCACGTCGACGCTGGAGATGGTCGTGCCTGAAGTGACGCCCGTGCCGCTGACCGGGGTGCCGACGCCGATGTTGGTGAAGTCGCTGATGGCCGACATCGTGGTCGAGCTGTCGGCGAGGGTCGCGGTGAACGTGTCGGCGTCCGCGGTCTCGACCTGGACCTCGTAGTTGTTACCGTCGGCGCCCGGCGTCAGGAAGGACACGACGACGGCCGCGGAGCTGGCCGCGTCATCGAGCGTCAGGCTCGCCGTGTAGCTGGCGGGGTCGGAGAGCATCGAGGAGCCCTCCTCACGCGAGACGTACAGCAGGCCACCCTGCTCCTGGAAGAAGGTCTCGGCGGCGTCGTACAGTTCCGCGGACGTCGAGCTGCGCGTCCCGAAGGTCGAGATGAACTTGGTGAAGCTCTGGCACAGGACGGCCACGCCGACCGGGCCCTGGTCGGCCTGCCCGACCATGAAGGCCGTACCGGTCCCGACCGAGGCTCCGCCAGTCACGGCGGCCTCGTTGGTGGTGACTACGATCCCGAGCTGGGGCATTTCTGGTGGCTCCCTTGGAGTCGGTGGTCGGGTCTGCTGGCCCGGGGTCTAATCTGCGGTGAGCGTGACGTCGTAGCTGCTCGACTCCGGGTAGCCGGAGTACGGCGACTCGGTCGAGCCCGGAGGCGCGTCCGGATCCGGCGTCAGTTCGGTCGGGTCGGGCAGGATCGGCCCGGCGCTGGCGGCCACGATGCCGTCGACGAAGGTGAGGAACTCGCTGACCGCGAGGGCCAGGTAGCGGTTCTCGACGTCCTGCAGGTCGACCGAGAAGCTCGTGAGGACCGTGGACGTGGCGAAGTTTCCGAGGCTACCCTGCTGGAGGATCAGGGCGTTCATGGCGGCCTGGTAGCGCTGTCCGACGGTGCGCGCGTCGAGGGTGTTCTGGCCGCTGACCAGCACGCCGACGCCGACCTCGAACCAGCCGCCGTAGGTCTGGTCTCCCTGGCGCTCGAGGGTGCCGGTGGTGCCACGGCACACGACGATCACGCCCGGCATCTGGTCGAGGGGCCAGTTGTCCATGTCGTACGTCTGCTGGTACGACGCGGGGCGCCCGATCGTCGGGACGCTGATGTCGTTCTGCCGCTCTACCTCGGACAGGTAGGTGTCGGCCCAGAGCTTGATGGTCGCGACGTAGGCGTCCTCGACGTTCTCGGTCGAGATGATCTGCCCGAAGACGGACTCGGTCACAGGATGCTCCCTCCGTCGCCGAAGCCGAGGTGCTCCATGATGAGGAGCCGGATGGTCTTCCGCGTCTTGGGCGTCAGGCTCAGGACGTAGCGCTTCGGCTCGCCCGGCCCCTGCGCGCCGGCCTTGGTCCCGGCCTTCGCGAAGATCGCGTACCAGACGTCGGTGCCGAACATCATGCCCGAGTCGGTGATGACGCGGACCGCGCCTTCGCCGCCCGCCGCCTTCGTCAGTGAGTCGCGCAGTGTGCCGGTCCGCACCAGCTTGGTCTTCGGAAAGCCGTACGCGGCCTTGTTCGCGAGGGTCTCAGGCGAGAGCTTCTTCCCCCGGCCGAAGGCGACCTTCTCCTGGAGCGCCAGGATCTCGGTGATCTCCGCGAACACGACGCGCATCTCGACCACGTTGTCGGCCAGCAGTCCGAGCCGGCGCTGGATGTCCGAGTCGCCGTGCGAGTAGATGTAGACCTGCATCCCCGCCGCCGGAGTCGGCTCGCTCATACGTCGACTTCCATCCAGCTGTCGAACCCGTACGACCAGTCGAAGGCGTCCCACTCGGCCGAGTTGCCGGGGATGTCCCACGGCAGACCCTTCGGGCCCATCGGGTACCGCATGTCGTCAGGAAGCTCTCGGAACGTCCCGAGGCGTCCGGCCTCGACCAGGTCACGGATGCGCTGCTGGCGGCGGGTCATGACGGCGACCGAGAAGACCCCCTGCCGCGGAGCGCCGGCGACGTTGTCCTCGATCGCTCCCTGCAGGTTCTCCAAGGCCTCGTCATACAGCGCGCCGTAGGCCTCGAACGGACTCTCGTCCTTGTTGACGGTCTGCGCGTAGAAGGTGAGCTCGACGAGCCGCGCGGCGTACAGGAGGACGAGCTGGCGGACCTGCGAGTAGGTCCAGTCCGGCACGTCGAAGCCGATGGCGCTCAGGACGTGCGTGACGGCCTGGTCGATCAGGTCCTGCGCCTCGTCGTAGGTCGGGCGCGTCGCGCTGGTGAACTTCCCGAGCTCCGCGCCGCCAGACCCGAAGGCCACGGTGCGGGCGCGGCAGAGGCTGGCGAGGGACGCCACGGACGGGCGCACCAGCTCGGCGGCCGACAGGACGCTCTCGGTCGAGTCGGTGAGGTTGGCGCTGCCGGCGATGTTCGGCTCGATGTCCACCCACAGGTACCCATCGATCGGGTACGTGATCTGGGTGCCAGGCGTCAGCGTGACGCCCGTGCCGTCTGCGGTGGCGGGGTTCGTGAGCTGGACCGTGCTGACGCCGTCAGTGGCCTTGACGTAGGTCCCGGCCGGGATCCCGTCGCCTGAGATCGGCACGCCGATCGCGACGTTGGCGTAGCTGGAGACGTTCCCGAGCAGGTCTGATCCCTCGACCGTGTCCGCGGTGAACGGGGTCTCCGGCGTGGTCACCTGCCAGTTGGCCATGTACGATCCCGCGCGCGCCGTGTCGGCGGGCGTCGGCTGGTACTGGATGGCGCCCTGCGTCGGCGCCCCCGAGGAGACGACGCCCGTCAGGACCATCGGCACGGTGGCCGTGAGGTCCTGCATGATGAACGCCAGCTCGAGGCCCGTCAGGTCGACGACGTCCCCGTTCTGGTCGGTGATGACGTCCGTGAAGAGAGGCCCGGCGTCGCCCTGCTTGGCCACGAAGTCTGCGTCCACGCGCCGTCCGTTCTGTGGTTGGTCCGGCGACGTGCAGGCAGCGGTCGGGTCGGACTCGATCTACGAAATGACACGGAGCCGATCTGTGAGCGCGCTCCGCGCCGGCGCTGCGGCGCCCGGGCCGCCTATAGCCCGGGCGCTCCCGACTGGTGAGACTAGGCCAGCATCGTGGCGAACGGGTAACGAGTCGCCTCGTTCGGCGCCAGGTAGGTGGCCCAGTTGGCAACCGCGAACCCGAATCGGGCCTCGACCAGGAGGCCGATGGCGTTCGACTGCGCCAGGGCGACCGTGGCCGCGCCGGCGTCGTTGAACAGGGTGGCCTCCGTGAGGATCTGGTAGCTCAGGTCCTGTCGGACGCCGAGGATCCCCTGGCTCCAGTCACCGGTCATGGCGACGGGGGCCGTGAGCGTCAGCGAGATGTCCGTCTGGCTGCCGCCCGTGGTCGTGTTGTTGATGTGGAAGTGCGTCGAGTCCACGATGTCCGTCACGACCGAGTTGGCCGGGATGTCCGTGCCCGAGATCGCCTGACCGACGTCCAGCTGCGACGTGTTACCGGTCGTCAGCGTGATCTCGTCGCTGTCGTTGAACGACGCGACCAGCCCCGTGATGTGGGTCGGCCACAGGCCCTTGAGGGGGTACGTGACCGGCTCATCGTAGATGCTGTTCGGGTTGAAGTTGGCCGGGTCGACGGGCTGACCGTACGTGGTACGCGTCCCGCGGATGGCCGCCTTCAGGGTGGTGTTGGCGATGTACCCGCCGCTCTGGAAGCCCTGGTTCTCCACCAGCGCGATCAGGTCGGCGAAGTCCTGCTCCAGTCCACCGTCGGCCGCGTCGTTCGTGCCCTGCGTGACCGTGAGGCCCGCGCCGACGCTGGCCGGGACCAGCGGCGTCGGATACGAGGTCGGCTGCTTGACGGCTCCGAAGAAGACCGACGCGTCGAGCGCGCGGCCGATGGCCTCGGAGATCTTCGGCTGGACCTGCGCGAAGATGTCGAACTGCGAGTCTGCCAGGAGCTGCTTCGGCACGACGATGATCGCGGCGATGGTCTCCGCCGTGAGCATGCGGCCCTCCCAGGCCACGTTGGTCGTGCTCTTCAGGCCGAGCGTGGAGCCGGACAGGGCCGAGGCCTCACCGTTCACGAAGCTGGCCTGGGGCAGCGCGGTCAGGACCGGGATGCGCTCCTGGTACGTGCCCATGTTGTAGTGGGGGAAGAGCTGCATGGCCGCGGACTGCTCGACTGCGGCCTGCAGGATGACGTCTGCGTAGTCGACCGGAACCAGGTTGGTCCCGCCCTGTCCTGCGCGGCTGACGATGTCGTTGTTGGCGGCCATTACTGGCGTCCTCCTTGGAGGTTGTTGGTCTCTGGCGGGGACTGCCAGAGGCCGTCCCGGTGAGCTTGGTTCAGGGTGCTACCGTGATCAGGCGGCGAACCCCGCGGCCTCGCGCAGCGAGGCGTTGAAGTCGTTGCCCGGCGAGCCCTCGGCGGTCGACGGTCCGCCACCGAATCCCCCGCCGCTGACTCCGGCGAGCTTCGACAGCGACTCGGCGTCCGCCTCGACCTCTTCCCGGGTCATCCCGGTGAGGCGCAGGGCGAGCTCCCGTGGGAGCTTCCGATCGATCGCGACCTCGAGCTTCATCTTCTCCGTCTGCAGCTGGTCGCGCTCCGCTGCGAGGGCCGCGGTCTGTCCGCGCTCTGTGGCGAGCTGCTCGGTGAGGCCTGGGAGCTCTGCCGCACGCCGACTCAGTTCGGCGTAGTCGGAGAAGCGCTGGGCCATCCGGTTGGCCGCGACGCGGCCGTGCTCCTCGAGCTGCTCCTGCGTGTACATCTTGCCCGTGGCGGTCTCGGTCCCGGCCGGGAGCTCGACCTCCGGCTCGACGACCGGCTCGTTCTCGGCCTTGATCTCGGCGACGGCCGCGGCGACGCGGTCCTCGACCATGCGGTCGATGTCGGCCTGCGTCAGCACGGCGGCGGGAGCGGGCGGCTCCACGACGGCTGCCGGTGCGGGCGTCTGCTCGACGGCCGCGGGCGCCGCCTCTTCGACGGCTGCGGGGATGGCGGGAGCGACTTCCGCCCCCGGTGTCGGGTCGGCGGTCTCGACGATGGTCGGGATGGTCATGTCCTGCGCCATGGGTGCAACCTCCTGGTGGAGCTTCTACGACCTACCGGCGGGCGCAGGCAGTGGTTTACGATCAGTCGGACATCCCGCCGACGCCAGACTCCTGGCGCGCCGCGGTCTGCTCCTGCTGCTGGTCAGCGGCCTCTACGGTGCCGAAGTTGCTGGTCCCGGACGCGGGCCCACCGGTCGTGGTGGGCGGCGGCTTCGGGTTGGCCTTGTTCAGGGCCTTGTTCCGGACGATCTCCTCGGGCGTCATGCCCCAGCGCTCCCAGAGGATCTCCTCGTTGACGCCGATGGCGGCCATCTGGGTGAGCTCGTTGGACAGGACCGATCCGGACGCTGCGGCGGCGGGAGCCCAGATCGGCATGATCTGCTCCTTCGCCCCGTCATTGTCGTCCGCGAGCAGCGCGAGGCGCATCGTGCCGGAGGCGCCCGGGCTGTACCACCGCTGCTTGAGTCCGAGGCTGTCGACGAACCCCTGCTCTGCGGCGCGCATGGCGTCCGCGGAGAGGTTGGCGATCTTGTTCGCCAGGAGATACGCCGGCATCTTCGAGAGCGCGGAGAGGTGGTGGACGGTCTCCTCGATCGGGCCCGTGTAGACGCCTGGGTCCATCTGCTCCCACTCGGCGACCTTCGCGTCCTTCGACGGGATCATGATCACCCGGCTTGACGCGAACACGATGTCCGGATCGATGACGCGGTCCGTCTTCGGGTCGCGCGCGACGTCGACGCCGAGGATGAGGCGCTGGCGGAAGGCCTGGTACTCCGACGCGACCATCATGTTCTTCTGCAGGGTGTTGATCTGGTCCTGCAGCGGGATCAGGACCTCGAGGTCGCTGACGCCTCCCCAGACGTGGGTCTGGCTGGCGTTCTCCAGCGCCACGATCGGCACCTGCTTGAGCGGGTTCTCGACCTGGCCGATCATCTGCCAGCTGCCGGTCCCCGGCTGCGTGTACTCGATGCTGGCGTGCGCGGTCGTCTTGTACTGGTCGACGTGGTCGGGGTAGTAGACGTTCTCGTACATGAACCCGTCGACGCCCTGCCACTGCTTGATCGCGGAGACGAACTGGTAACGGTTCGTCGGATCCGGGAGCGCGTACATGTGGATCGGAGACTCGACGGTGATGCGCGGGGCGAGCCCGTCGGGGCTCTTCAGGAAGGGATCGACCAGCACGTAGCTGATGCCGAACTTCATCGCGTCGAGTTCGGCCTTGGCCCACTCGGCGCCCATGAAGTTCGAGTTCCAGATCTCCTGCGAGCGCTGGTCCGAGACGTTGTCCTCGGTGAGCTCACCGACGCGGAACCCCTTCAGGTTCAGGCGCGCGGCGTACTCCTGGAGGATCATCGGGAGGAAGTTGTCCCGGTAACCCCGCATCTGGACGCCGAACTGGGTGTTGTAGCCCACGCTCGAGAAGTGGTGGCCGTGCTGCCCCTCGTAATACCCCTGCAGACGCCGGAACCGAAACGCGGACCGCATGAGCATGTACTGGAGGTTTCCGCGGTTGGCCTCGCCGTCTTGCAGGCTCCCGTACAGGTCAGGGTACGTCGTCGACATCAAACGTCCTCACTGTCGAGAGTGGCGCGCGGGCTCACGAGAACCCGTAGAGCGTGGATGGCTGGGCCTCGAAGTCCTCGAGCGCGACGTGATGGACCATCGAGGCGGCGACGATCGCGTCTGTCGCCTTGCGCGGACCGTGGTTGGGACGGTCGAAGAAGAACCCGCCGCCGCTCGTCGGCCGGGCGATCACGTTCAGGACGTGCTGGCGGAAGACCTTGTCACCGTCATGGATCAGCTCCTTGCGGCGCAGCGCCTCCATGAAGCGGATGTCGGACACGGCGCGCGCCGCGGGCTTCTGCGAGTGCTCGATGAACGGGATGTTGAAGGGATGCCGTTCGAGCTGCTGCGCGAGCTGCTGGCCGCCGGCGTTCGGGTCGAACACCACGCCCTTGAGCTTGAAGCGGACGTTGAAGCCGAGGATGGCCTCCGTGATCAGGCGGTCGTCCAGCATCGAGCCGTCGCCGGGAGGCGTCAGGATCACGGGCTTGCCGAAGACGCGCTCGGTCTGCGACTTCATCCACAGCGGCACGATCGCGGTCGCGTCCTGTTTCCACGCGAGGTCGATCCCGAGCCAGATCGGCGCACCGTCTGGGATGCCGGGGTAGTCGCGCTTCGGCGGCCCTAGGCAGTCCCACTCGTGCGGCTCGATGGCCGTGTCCTCCCCCTGGAGCCAGACGCCGCAGTGGAGCCGGGCCCAGAACCACGGCGGGGTGCCGGGGCTGTCGTGCAGCTTCTGGAGCTCCTCGATCGTGTGCCAGCTGGCCGGGTTCGCCAGCTTCACGATCCTCATGTCGTCGCGGTCGTCCTCGTCCGTGAGCGCCCACTCGTGGTAGGCGACGGCCCCGTCGCCCGAGCTGCGGAAGGTGTAGCGGTGCTCGTGGTCGTCGATGCGGACCGGGAGCTCGTAGGCGCGCGTGCGCAGGATTCCGAGGGGCGAGAGCTGGTCATCGGCCGCGGTGCTGATCGTGAGGATCTGCCCGTCGCGCGGGCCGACGCCGGCGCGGAGGATGCTCCAGAGCTCCTGGCTCTTCCAGCGGCCGAGTTCGTCCGCGATCGCGATGTCCCCGAGCCAGCCGTCGGCCGTGGCGCTGTCCGCGGCGATGACGCGCAGTCGGCCGATCCCGCTCACGGGACGGATCTCGCGGAAGCCCTTCAGGACGTCGAAGTGGTCCTTCAGCCCCGGCGTGCGGGCGACGAACCCGCGCGCGGCGTTGAAGAGGAGGGTGGCCTGGTCGCGCGACGCGGCGGCGCAGACGATCTCGCAGTCGGGGACGGAGAACAGGGCGAACAGGGCGAGCGCCCCGATCATCGTGGTCTTGCCGTTCTTCTTCGGGATGAGGACCGTGTTCTCCGTGACGCCATCGAAGATGGGCCCGAAGATCATCCGCTCGTGCTCCTCGAGCCGACCGTTCGGCGCGAAGATGCGGCGGTTGTCCAAGACCAGGATCGACGCGAACTTCTCGAACCGGTCCATCGTGAAGCGACTGCGGTCCATCCCTACCTCCGGAGAGCTGTACTACCCGCCATGTCGGCGGCGTCAGTCCTGGTCTTCGTCCGACTCCTGGAGCTCCTCCAGGATGGTGGTCGCGCGGGACGTCTTGCCCTTGTCGCGCTTCGCGGCGGCGCCGGCGTCTCGCTCGTTCCGCCACAACAGGCGGGCGATCGCGCTGGCGGCGGTGACCCTCGCGCCTGCCGGAGTGTCCGGGTCTGTCGCGAGCCCGTACAGGAGCTCGACGACCTCGTCTTGCGTGGGTGTGCTCATCACTTTGCTCCTGCTCGTTACTCGTGCTAAGCTGCGGGCAAACGACCAGCTCCCGAAGGAGAAGACGATGGATCAGCAGCCCCACGGAATGCCCGCCCCGCCCGAATTCGTCCAGCGCGTGATGCGCTCATTCGCGAGGCCGGGCCTGTTCGGCCCGCGCACGTTCACGTCCCGTGACGTGGCGTCGTCGGCGCGGGTTAGTTCGACCGGCAGCTTCAAGTCGAACGTGAGCACCTGCAACTCTTACCTGAACGCCATGGTCCTCGACGGACTCCTGGGGCGGTCAGGCGGACGCGGCACGGACCAGAAGGAGGTCCTCTACCACGTCATCCCGGGAGGCGGTCAGCAGTAACCGGCCGCCATCCGGATCGCGGCGTTCATGAGGCTGTTGGCGAGGTCGTCCTCTTCCTGCTGCTCCTGGGCCGCGATGTCCTCGTCGGTCCCGACCTCGGTCGCCGTCGCGGCGATGTAGCTCGTCACGAGCACCTGCGCGGCGCGCAGGTTGACGATGTCCTCCGAGGAATCGAGCGCGCCGTCCAGGCCCGTCTCGTTCTCGATGAGACAGTTCAGGTCGTTCAGCGCGCAATTGGCGATGTTGATGTTCCGCGTCGCGGCCATGTGGGCGCGCTCCTGTCCGGTCGGGGTTGACCCTTTGCCTAAGGGATGGCGGTGCCGGGGAGTCGAACCCCGTCCTCCTGGTTATGAGCCAGGCGTCTTAGCCGTTTGACCTGCCCGCAGCTGTGAGCGCCCAACGGGCGCGTAGTCCGGTGCTACTTGACGTCCTCGCCTACCGGGATGTCCGGCGCGCTCTCGACGACGTCTGCGCCGGCGCCCTCGAGGTGCGTGGCCTCGCCGGGGTCGACGTGCTCGCTCATGTCCTCGACGTGCTCCTCAGAGCCGTCAGCCTCGCCGTCGAGCTTCGGCGGGTTCGGGTTCTCGTCTTCCTTCAGGTGCTCCTGGAACTCCGCGCCATCCTCGAGCGCCTTGGTGGCGGTGTCGGTGCTGGAGCCCTCGAGCGCCACGACGGGCTCGGCGGCGACCGTGTGCTTGGTGCGCGCCAGCATGGCGGCCTGCTGCGCCCGGATTCCCGGCTGGGGATCGAACGGGTCGGCTGCGTGGACGGTCTCGGCCGCGGCCTTGACCTTCGCGATCAGCGCCTCGACGTCCTTCTCCGCATCCTTGGCGATCGCCGCGAGGTCTGCCTCGCCTGCATCCACGAGCGCCTCGGCCCGGGCCTCTTCGCGTGACAGGAACTCCTCGACCTGATCGACCAGTGACATTGCTTTCCTCCGTGGATCGTGCTAAACTCCTACGGAAGGTTACCCCACCCACAGGAGAAGAAATGAAGCAGAAGTCTGACAACCACACCCGCGCCGAGCGCTTCGGCCTCGTCGCGATGGCCCGTGAAGATGAGCGCTTCGAGCGCTCCGCCTCCGTCCGCCGCCAGGGCAACCCGTACCGCGCGCAGCGTCGGGCGCGAGAGATGGCGCGCAGCGAGGCGCGCCGGAGCAGTTCATGAGGCGCTTCCTGCCGGAGCAGCTGGACCCGCAGGCCTGCGAGGACGCTGACGACGTCGCGGACGCGGTCGGGCAGGCACGCGAGCCGCTGACCATGAACCCGAAGCTGGATGGCTACCGGCTCATCTGCGTGGTCGAGGACGACCACGTCGACATGATGAGCCGTGGGCTGAAGTGGCAGGACGGGAAGCTCCCGGACCTCGAGTGCGCGCTGCTGGCGCGCTTCCCGGCGGGCACGGTACTCGACGGTGAAATCACGGCGATCCGCGAGGTGACCATCGACGAGATGGCGGCCGGCGACGGGCGCCGGGTCATCAACGACTTCGAGCGCGTCGCCTCGGTCATGCAGTCGAACGCCGACAAGGCCGTGATGCGCCAGCGCACCGGCGGCGCCCTGACCTACTGGTGCTTCGACCTGCTGATGCTGGACGGCGAGGACCTGACGGACCTGCCCCTCGCGTCACGACTCACACGGCTGAACGACCACCTGGCCGACCGGCAGCCCGGGGACATCAACTTCCAGCTGGCGCCCTACGTCGACGCGACCCAGGAGAACCACGACGGCTTCGTGCGCGCGGGATTCGAGGGGACGGTCGTGAAGGCGCTGTCCGCCCCGTACGCCTTCGCGCAGCGCGGGCGCGGCTGGTGGAAGATCAAGGCGCAGTGGACCATGGACGTGGTGATTACCGGCTTCAAGCCCGGCAAGGGCCAGCACACGGGCAAGGTCGGGGCGTTCAGCTTCGGCCAGTACCTGGACGGGCGGCTGGTCGAGCGCGGGAACGCGCGCGGGTTCAGCAACGCGATCATGGAAGCCATGACCGACCACCCCGAGCAGTGGCTGGGGACCGTGGTCGAGATCGGGCACAACGGCGCCATCGGCACCAGCGGGAAGGTCCGGCACCCGCGCTTCTACAGGACGCGCCCCGACAAGCAGGCCACGGACTGTGACTGGCGGATCCGCTAGCGGTGGCTCTGTTGGTCCACGCGTAGGAACTGGGTGATGACCTCGAAGGTCCCGGTCCCGTAGGTGAAGAAGCCCCAGGCGATGGTGTGCGCGCCGGCGGGGACGTAGACGCCCACCGGGTCACCGACCCAGCCGGTGCCGCTGAACCCGACCAGAGACCCCTGCTGGGTCACCTGGGCGTCGACGCCGGTGTCGTCACGGGTGCTCGTGTTGAATACCGTGTACTGGGCGGCACCGGATCCGGGATAACCGTCGCCGGTGTCCTGCATCCCATTCCCGTAACCCGTGTTGGTCCCGTCCCCGGTCGTGGTGGGGGCCTCAGCTCCGTCGAGCATGATCGCGGCGTGCGGCGCCCCAAAACCTGCCGTGGCCGCCACGACGCAGACTCCGGTGACCAGGACGAACCCGCTCTCGGCCATCACGAACGAGACCTGGCACGGCTCTCCGGCCGCGGTCTGGATCGTCGAGGCGTTCACGTTCGTCATCGAGGATGACGTCGTCGTCACGTACGACTGGCCGCGGACGTTGTGCGCGACGGGCGTCCGCATATCGGCCGTGGTGGAGATGGAGTAGGTCCCGCTCGTGTTGAGGATGACGACGTACTCG